TTATCGTTTAGGAATATTTAAATACCAACGTTTGTCATGGAAATCTTGCGCACCGCCTTTAGTGTTTCCCTCTGGATCATTCGTTGCCCGCATCATGACATAAACTTTCTTATTAGGAAAATTACGCATATTGAAAGATACATGATAGCCAACGTTTCCAGAAGTATTATAAGCTTGATTTACATCTGGTCTATAAATTCCATCAGCTCTTACTCGAGCTAATTCTTTTCCAGTATTGTAATCCATAATGAAAATATACTCGTATTTATAGTTAGCAATGTGCCAGCCAGCCACATGCAAGTTTGCGTTTTCTATTTCCCCAAACTGATCAATATGGGCGTAGTTTGTTCCGTCCGTTAGTGTAGGATTTGCAGCGCCTGCTCTAGTTGGATCAATCACTGGTTGATTGTCCGAAGTTGTTGGGTTGTCATCCGTAAAGCCATGAGCCAAATCATAGGCTAGCTTTTCTTTGCTGACACCCATCTCAGAAAGATAACCGTAAGGATCTGTATGATCTCCCCAGATATTTTGCGTTACCCATAAATGTGATTTGATTCCTGGTTGGTTATAAGGAGTGTCCAATGTTAATGGAATACCATATTTTATTGCTGAATCTCTTGCCAGTTCAACGTATGCTTTATAGTTCTTTTCAAAAGTTGCTTTGTCATGTGTATGCTGTAATTCGATTTGCACAGGACTATTGGCATTAGCATATGAACCAGCACCATACTGTACATAACCAGGTTGTCCGACTTGGTAAACAATTCCACCGTCTCCCACAATGTAAGCAGTGTAAGCACTAGTCCATGAACGTTGCATATACTGCGCTTCATTGCGTCCTGTTGCTGTTTCATTAGCCGTTTCATGCAGTAAAATGTACTGATTATTTGCTATTTGTGAGCTACCTTCATTTGCGCCCAAATTAAATTCATTATTGATCGTATAAGCAAAACCATTAATTGGCAATAAAAAAAGAGCCGTTAACAGGCTCATCGCAGTAATAGTAATTTTCTTTTTCATTTGTTTCCTCCTATTTTTTTAAGTTATAAGCCGACACACCAGTGATAACGCCTAAAAATGTTGCTACTGCATTGATAGTCAGCACTGTCATATCTGTTCCATTCCATCCATACGCTTTTCCTAACGTGGCTACTAACACAGAAGCAGCTGGCAATACTGTTAAAACCGTCCATTTAATGACTTGATAATACTTATCGGGTAAAATCATTTCTTCTTAACTCCTTTCTTTTTTACCGAGATCTTTCTCTAAATAAAGTTTTAATTTGTTGTGTGTGTTCTACCAATTTTTCTGCATGTGTATCTAATCTTTCATCGTGTTTCTTTAGTTCTTCATGAATCATCAATCGATCTGATTTGCTCGATTCTAAATCTTTTGTTAATAGTTCCAAGTTGTAACTCACTTGTGATAGTGTTTTCGTAATTTTTGTAAATGATGCAACAATCGGTCTAATTACTAATAAAATCAAAGAAACGATAGCGGTTATTGATCCTGCTATCGCTCCCCATTCCCCTAAATTAATCATGTGACAACTCCTTGAATCAAAATAAAAAGCACATCAATTAAGATGCGCTCTCTTCTTTGCTAATGATTTTATCTGCTTCTTCGTCTGTAATGCATAGTGGAACGAATAGTCGAACTTGATCGTCAGTAAAACAGCCCCAATCATACATCATTTTCACATCGCTAAAACTAAACATACTACTCACCTCCCTTTGAAGCTGGATTTAGTTGCTCTTTAATTTCTGAAATGTCTTTGCTATTTTGTAACGAAGCAAGCATCATTTTTGAATTGATTTGTGCTAAACTATCCGCTTTTTCTTTCAATGCAGTATTTTCCTGTTTAATTGCTACATTGTTTAGCATGAGTTTGGCGTTGAGCTGTTTTAAATCGCCGTTCTCATTTTCTAACGACTCATACATTGCTTTGAGATTGTTTAAATCGTTGTGATCTAGTGCGTTCGCTAAAACAATCCATTGGTTCAATTTAGGATCAAACATCTGATCAGCAATCGTTAGTGGTTCACCATCAGCACGTACCCCTTCAAGTGGTGGCTGATCTGTGTAAGGAACGGATACAAGCATGTCGTCCAACACTTTTCCTGCGTACTCTCCGCCAGTACGCCCGTATTTCCAAATGTTTTTCATTCATTTCACTCCTAGTCTATATAGTATTGAATTGGTGCTAAAAACAAATTGACTGTTCCCCTAAATGAAGGGAGACCGCAAACGCCGTTCGGTCGGATATAAGCCATCCCGCCATTGTCTAAAGTATTACTACTTTGTGGTGGTAACAAGAATTGATACTCATAATTATCAGTTGGATTACTTGGTCTAAATCCTTCTGGAATCGTACAAAAATCTTGTGTACTTAGCGTGCTACCTTTTAATGATCCACGGAACATTACTAGTTTTCCAATTCTCCTGATTTGTCCCTGTTTGTTCCAGGAGTGCCCATTGATTGCTGTTAGATTTACCCATCCGGTATCTTCTGGAACTGTAGCAACTTCTTTTCCCGCTATTTGCAAACCATCCTCAAAGTTTTTAAGCCCTAAAACAGTTTCAGGCTCGGTTAAGCTCACAGAATCATTCAAGCCTTTTTCAGTATATTCAGGTGTGATATCCCAACTGTAATCATTCGGATTGTTGCTGTCTTTCAATCCTTCTCCGAAGTATTTAAACTGACTAATATTTGGGGTTCGGGTGTCACCTTTTTCTAGTTTTATCCATTCTATTTTGACTTCACCTTTTGTTGATTGGGGCACTTGAAATATATTTATTTGATTTCTAACACCAGCGTCTATCATTTCTTTTGTTGGTCTAAAATTTAGTTGCCAAGTATCTGTTAACCCTTCAACAGGCATTAGGTTACCAGCGTGTTGAGACCCAGCTAGCAAATACAATCCAAAAGTCTGTGTGGCTGGTTTAGTGGCTTTCATTGTGATTACATAGTCTTGGTTTGCTTCATAGTAGCCTTCTATATTACCTACATAACATTGATATTCTGTAGTAGTACGTGGCAAAGAATTTCCTACGTCTGTTCTTCGTATATTCTTACCCAATGCCGTCTTGCTCAAATAGTACGGCTCAACGAGTAGGTTGGGCTGGTACGCTGTTGCCGTATCACTCGTTGAAAGAACTTGTTCAACCTTTATATTGTATTTAATAGTTACCTTAGTTCTTGGTAATTCTTTTGGAAAATACATTTGCAATGATTGACATTTAGAATTAGAAATTATATCAGTAATGTTTGTATATGTTGTAGAATACCTAGTCATTTCTGTGGTTGCACCTGTATTAATAGGTTTGGCGTATGCGGATAGCATCCCACTTGCATTTGTGTATACTGGTCTCACAAAGAAAACATTACCTGCAAGAGGTTCCTCGCTTTTTAATTCTATTGACCAGGCATAATTCTTACCAACTAGTGGTCGAGGTAAGTTATTAAAATACAGTCCTAAATTACCCGTAAACTTGCTCAAGTCGACTGTGAACGAGTCTCCATTATCAATTACTAAATCGCTAGATGGTGGAATAGGTGCAGAGCCTTCTTGCGTCCATGATGTTGATATATCTGAATAAGAAAGATTAGTAATCAAGTTAGGATTCCCCGAATAATCATAGTCCCCGAAGTCGATGCTGTTACTGTACATCTTTTTCAGCTTGCCGAGGGCGCCGATCTCTTGATTGGTTTGATTCATCTTGTCTTCAACTGCTTTAAGATTGTTTTGTGCCGATGTAACGTTTTGAGAAACGGTATCAATCTTAGTTTGAGTAGCTTGTAGTTGCTCTGTTACCTCGTCAACAGTTTGATCAATTGCTTGTGTGGCTCCCTGTACAAATTCATTTATTTGTTGGTTTGCCTTTTCAATCGTAGAATCCACATTTGTTAATGCTGCGTTAACAGCATCTGTCGCCTCTTGTTTGACCCCATCAAGTAGTTGTTGAAAGTCCTTAAAATAATATTCTCCATTCAATTGAACATCGCCATCAATGATAGATTTCTCAATATTAAAAGTAAACGCCAAATTGTCCGTATGACTACCATCTGGAAAATCAATATAAACATTGGCATCAACTTTACCCTCGTAAGAAAGTAACATGTCAGGAATCCGGTATTTTACAATCCCTTGCATGTAGCTTTCAGTAATGATCTGATTATCAAAAATTGGGAACTCCTTTTTCTCTTTCCCTTGATAGATGTACATAAAAAGACGAACAGTCGCATCGATTAAATCGGTCGGACTTCCGTCTTGATTTTCAATATTAAATTGTAAAACACCAGCATTTTTATCATAAGATTTAAAAGTAAAGCCTGTAATCTTGGTGGCACGACTAACTGGTTCTGTAGGTACGGTGATCTCACCAACTTTTCTGTCTGCCAAATCAATCCCTCCTTCCTACTTAACGCCTTCTATCTTGATGATTTGAATTTCTGCGTTTGTATTTTTGTGGTAATTCATATTTTCAGTGATTGCTACTTGGGCGGAACGAACGATCTTATAGCTTGTATCCGTCACACGTTCTAATTTCAACTCATACATTTCCATACCGCCTGCATCGTCATATAAGTTAGTGAACATGACAACTGGCCCAGTCACGTTATTTGCTTCGTACACCTGACCGCCCCAACCTTGAATATGAATGCGGACGGAACTGTAGTGTTTCATGCTATCTTTTAAGTCTATCGTCGTACCCACGCCATGTTTTTCGCCTTTGAATAGCTCGAAGGTTGTCACAACTTTTCGGAAACCCGGGCTATTATAACCGTTGTCATCGTTATGCGTACGTGCGATATAGATATTTCCGCCGTAACCGTCCGAAGCCCAAAGCAGTTTCCGTTTATTGTGTTCTTGCATAACACCTAGTAACATGATTGAACCATCGCCAAACATCGTGATTTGTCCGTTTTTGTACCATTGATTAGTGGTAGCGTAAAAGCCCGGTGGAACGTCGTACACGTTAGTATACTTCCAGCCTAGCTCATTATCCTTCAAAGCAATACCACGCGCGTTCATTGCGATTTCAGGCGTACAAAAACCGGCATTTAACGGTGTAGCATCGACATGAGCTTGTTGCGGCGTACCATCGAAATGAATTGCTAATTGTTGTAAAATCCACTTGACAGATTCTTGCAATTTTTTAATTTCTTTTTCCACTGATTAAACCTCCTAATACGTGAAATTGCGATTAGTGTAGTGGCCCACACCTTGTACTTTGATCGTACGTTTTGCCGTATCAATTTGCACGTTTGCGAAACCCGCTTCATTCGCTGTGTTGTATTCCTCTTCGGAAGGGAAGGCTTTTGTTCCTACAATGATTTGCGTTGTACCTAAATATTTCACTGTTTCATAATGCCAATGCCCCGCAAAGATTGCCGCAACTGTTCCGCGTCCTTTTGTTGCGAAGTTGTAAGTCTTTTGTCCCATAGGACTCGGGTTGTAACCGTTCATTGTATTGTAATCAATAGTTACGCTTGCTCCTTGTTTGAAGCCGTCTAGTAAGGTTCCTAGTTTCGTCACGTTTGCTACGTCGTTTTCTCTTTCCATAGGTACATGTCCTACAATTACAACGTGATAGCTTCTATCAAGTTGTTCTAACCATTGTCCAAAGGCATGCAATTGGTTTTGCCCTAGTTTTCCATGAGGAAACTCAGCACCGTTGTAATATCCAGAAAACTCGATGAATTTTCCTTGTGAGTTCGTATGATCTTCGAAGTCATCGGTATCGATACGGTAAATCGCAACTTTTTTGTTAGGGAACAAATTAGGGCCGTAACGGCTATCATATGCTACGGCAATATCCGATCCTGTCAACGAATCGAGCCGCGAACGTCCGTCGTTTGCGTATGGGATTTTACCTGTTTCGTGGTTACCACGGCAAAGAATGATCGGAACTTCTGCGCCTGCTGTCGCTACGCTAGCAAAGCGTTTCAACACGTGTAAGTTCTTCGCTCGTCTTTCTTGTTCGGTATAAGGATAAATACCCGACGCTGTTCCTCCACTGTATCCATCGATATTATCCCCGCCGTATACCATCGCGTCCGTAAAGGTTTCTAGCGTTCTAAATTGCCCGACGATATTCCAGCGGCGTTCCATCTTGTCTTTTTGGTCAAAGTGATCGGCAAATTGTTGGTGTGAATCGACGTGCGTGTCCGTGATAAACCCCATGTTGAACTTAGTTTTGTCCGCTTGTGCGATCACTGTATCTAAGTTAGTAGGACGAACCCAGTTATACGCTCCTCTGTCGTAGAAAAGTTTGTCTCTTTTGATTGGCACTTGTTCTGCACCTTTAGGAACATTGAATGTTTTATTTTGAATATCATCTAAGCGAGCGGCTAAACTGTCATAATCTCCTTTTGCTTCATTCAAAATGTTAATGATCGTACCACCTGGATCGATATTTTCCAGTATTTTACGATTATCTTCTAACCACTGCTCCCAGTCATTTTTGCCCTGATCCATGTAATCTTTGAATTTTCTTAGCAAATCCTCAAAGGTCCATACATAGCCAGAATCACGTAACTGGCTTCTAGATATTCCAGAAATGACTCGATAGGTAAAATCCTGTGTGCTAAATTGTTCACTCCAAGTTCCATCACCATTAAGTGATCGGAAACTGAAATGTGCGATGTTTTCACCGCCCCATTGCCAGTCAGGCTCACTTAACGTATAAACAAGCCTTGCTTGTGCCGGACTGTATTCTTGTACTTTTTGTTCAACAGGTTGATTTTCGCCAAATTTTGTTGTGTTAATAAAAAATGGCACTAGGCCATCGAATGTTTTTAGTTTTCCATGTTCTACTACTTCAACAACGAACTTTTGAGTTAAAACATCCCCTTGCCGAATCCGAACCAAATTTATTCCGTTATTTGGTTCTGTGGTGGATAGGACCATTTTATGTTGCGTTTCTGCCACGACTATCCCTCCTTTAGAAATTGATATAGTCTCTTGCATTATGGAAATGGCCAGAAGAAGATGGATAAAATTCATCCATAAATTGGAAATGAAGATGTTCTCCAGTTGATGGTCCCGTTGTCCCCATCAGTCCAATTTGCTGACCAGCAGTTACTTTTTGACCTTTTGAGACATCCACACGGCTTTGATGTGCATAACCTGTATACATTCCATCAGCATGTTTGATTACTGTCCAGTTTCCATACCAGTCATAATAGTTCGCATCTCCTGCAACGATCACTTCGCCATCTGCTGAAGCAAATATAGGTGTATTAGGGTTTCCATTTACAAGATCAATACCGTTATGAAACTCTTGTGCTTCTGTGATTGGAGAAGTGCGCCAGCCAAATTCGCTCGTCACTTTGATTGGATCTGCAATTGGTTTTATATATCCTTTTGATGCAGGAATTTCCAAATCTTTAAACTTGTCATACCATTCTTGTGCCCATGTCGTCCGTTCTGGATGTGGATCACGTGGACGTTCAAAGTTAGCCACGAATGCTTGTGTTGCTGTGTTGATATCGGTCAGATTCATGAATTGTGTCCATGTATAAGGATAAGCGCTAGTTGCGATCCATTGACCATTTGGTGCATGCCACATCAACAATTTGAACTGCGCCGTGATCGTGTCTGGATCATCACTGATGCCAGCCTTTGTCATTAAATTGATCATGTAGACACGTCCGCTAGTTGCCCCTGTAGAATCTGTCCATTGCCATACACCATAACCGAACCCAGGTGTGCCATTACCCTCATCGGCGGTTGGATTAGCATCTGATTCTCCTTGTGCATTTCCAAGTAAAGCTGCAGCAGCTTGCTTAGTAAAACCAGCACCTATTGCCATTGCCCAAATCTGCCAATAACGTTTATCCCGATCAGTAGTTACTTCTGGTGGATATTGTCCATTCCAACCGTTATCGTTTCCTCCAGTATTGTCTCCACCGTTTGTATCGATTTTAACGCCGTTCACATATAATTCTTTGACATCTAGACGACCATCTATGGTTATATTTCCTTCTGAAAATTTACCATCACCGTAAAGATTATATTTGCGCTTATCAGCAGTAACGTCTGCTGGAATTTGAAAAACAGGATTTCCTCGATCGCCGCCGTCCCCAGCGTTAATGGAAAAAATATAGTTTGGTTCTTTCCATACAGCAAACCCATTTATTTTTCCGCCTCCATAAGTTGCTACGATGGATCCAAGCGATTCTCCGTGAACATCGTCAAGCCCAGTTGAAATGACCTTTTTTTCAAAGGAAAGTTGTCCTCCTTCTGCCACTAATTGGAAATCTTTATCATCCAATGTCTTTAAAGCTACCCCTTGCACGAGAATGCCGGAAAGAATTCCTGCTTTAATAAAATTAGCATTGAAAGTTCCATCCAACGTCCACGCAGTCGTGCTATCGCCATTGTGTACATCTTGGATTGTTTGCCATTCACCTTTTTTACACTGTTTGAAAGATATTCCTGAGTTATTTTGGACCATAAAAAAGCGTGATCCAGGAATGTTAGGTCCATCCATATAAACTGTTTCATAGATTTCTCTACTATCACTAACACCAGCTTCAATTCCATTTACCCAATAAATAGAACCGCCATTATCTCCTGCGCCTCGCATAATGTCATCTTGATATTTTCCAATCTCTGTCGATTCGTAAAATGTCATTTTGCTAGATTCTAAACTATTAATATTATTGACAATAGAAGCCGTTTGTTTTCTAACATCTTGTGTTAAATTATCCCCTAGTTCGATATTCGTTTGACCGGTAAGCCGATTGAATGTAGTTTTATAAATACGAGTTTTATAGTGATAACCCTTATCGTATCTGTGAATAGTCACTGTATTTCCTATCACATCTCCTCCAGTGACTTCAGCTTTGAATTGTACTAACGGTCTAGCAGAATCGATTAAGGTTGAATAAGTATTTTTAAGTAATTCTGTTGGATCATCTATATCATCAAACACTACTACGGTTTCTCGTTTTCTCATTGATCCATCTTTTTGTGGTATCCCATACTTTTGAGTTGCTTCCGGATCTTCAAGCCAATTTTGGCCTTTAGGCTTATCTAAAGGATCACCATTCGACTTTTTCCATTCAACATCAGTGAATTCAATTCTTCTACCGTATCCGTCACCAACCTCTTCGCCTCGCCCACGACCTATCATTGAAGTTGAGATTGAGCTTCTATCTATCTCTCTTACAACTGTTAATGCTTTACTACCATATACAAAACGTGTATTCGATTCTTCACCAATTTGTTCATATACTTCGATCCATTTATCCTTTATTCCATCAGAATTCAAAGAACACCTAAAGACAAATTCCATACCTAAGGTTTGCAATTCTTTCAACGCTTCTTTTACAGAGACATAGTAAAAAGTTGCAGTTACTGTTGGTAACATTGCTTCTACGTGACCAACGCGCCAATTTCCTTCAGTAAATTCAATCAATCGATCAAGAACATTTTTTAAGGGCTGCCCACTCGGCCTAATATCTTTGATGATGTAAGCATCTAATTCATTTGTCGCAAATCCTAACCCTGTAAACTCTAATGTTTCAGATGGGTCGCTAACTTTAGTAATTCGATACAACGAAAAAGACGACTCGTTTTCACGAATCGCCATATATCTTGCATCCTCTATTTCTTTATCATATTTTGTCGTAACGTAAAGAGTATCTTTCATTAGATCACTCTTATCAGAACTAATTTCTTTTTCTTGGGAGACTTCAATTAAACTTCTTGTATTTTTCCTTTTAATAAGTTTTTGCAAGTGATCAAAGAAATAAACTGTCTCACTCAAATTGTCGCCCCCCTATAGAATATTTTAAGCTTCCCATTATTGCTAGTTATCTTCTGACCTTGCTTAAGATAAAAGTTCTCAAAATCACTTTCTAAATCAATCATAGAAGTACAATCTTCTCCGTTTACAGTTACCTGCTCATCGGAAAAATTAAAAACCAACACGTCTCCTGTTTTTATTGCCGCATCAGTTATCGTGATATTTTGTTCTCCGTTTGTAATTTTGATTGAATTATTCATGGATAAAGTAACTTCAATTTTTCTTGGTGTTATAGGAAACTGTATCGGATTTCCAATATAGCCATCACTAACACATTCTTTCGTATACTTTAGTGGATCCGCACAGAATACATTAAAACTCGAAATAATCGAGTTGGAGTCTCCTGGAACAGTATCAGTTGATGTATAGCGACCGTAGTAATAATAATCTAATTCATCATGAAACCTAATTTCCACGTCTTCATTCCGGTATAAATAATTCAACAGTTCTTTGAATTTAAACTGTAGTTTTTCTGGATCTCTATCTTCCAGTTTATATGTTATTTTTAGTGTTCTTGAAGGTATTTTCTGATTTGTAATGATTGAACCAATTTGTATCTCTTGCTGTTCAACTTCTACAGAAAGCATCTCTCTACCTTCCACCGTAAGTGTTTGATAACCCTCAATCAAATCTTCTAAATACATTCCATCGTACATCATGGCAGACGTCGGAAGGAATCGTTTAGAACTAGTGAGATTAATGGTTGTATCTTTGAATGAGTACATGTTATTTTCTCGTTGATCCAAAATATTCCCTCCTAAAATTCCAGATTAATATCTGCACCTTCGCCCATAGCTTGTGAAATATCGTCTACAAACAATCTAAATGATTGTCTTCCAAGGTTGAATTTAAATACAGCTGGTTTAGTAGAGCCGCCCATATTTACTTTATGTTCAACTTGTGCACCAATGTTTTTATTTGCATTTTTCAGATTTGCAGCTATATCTACATCAGGATTTGCATTGAAAAGTTCCGCGATAAAGTCTGCCATACTTCCAACAGTATTCTGTACCTCATTGAATCCTCCTGTCAGTCCTTTATTCAGACCGTTCATAATAGCCTGACCAGCTGGAATCAATAGCTTTCTATCGTATTGGATAGGTCCTTTGTGTTCACGAATCCAATCACCAATACCTCCAACAAAATCTTGCACAGATTTCCATGCATTTTGTAACCCTTCTAGAAAACTATCCATGATAGCTTTTCCGGCTGCTAGTAAATCGATATTTTTCAAGTTATCAAACCAGCCAGTTACTCTATCAACAGTATCAATAACAGCATTTACTAAATTATCCCATGCCTCTTGAGCACCATTTACTAAATTGTTGAAAGTATCTATAGTACCTTGTTTTAGGTTTTTCCAACCTTGAATAACGTTATCTTTGGTTCCAGTAATTAAATCACCAATCCAAGATTTGAATGAAGTCCAAATGTCTTTAGCACCTTGAACTGTATTGTTAAATAAATCTATCGTTCCTTGCTTTAAGCTGTTCCAACTTTTTATAAGAGTTTGCACGATATTATTAACCGTTTGGAAAAACCATTGTTTTAGATTATTCCAAAGTTCAATTGCACCATATTTTGTATCAATCCAAGTTTGAATTATGGAGAATTTTAGATTTATCCACATTTGAATTGCACTGTATTTAATATCAATCCATAAATTAGTAAAAAATAGTTTCAAATCAATCCAAATCATAGTCGCTTGATAAACTACTTCATTCCAAATATTAGAAATACTTTGTATGAATCCAGTCCATAAACTAACGGCACTATTTACTATTGCACCGATATATTCCGTAAATATATTTTTTACAGATATCCAAATATTTACCACTGATTGGACAAGTGTGTTCCAGATTAGATCTAAATCCTCTTTCATTTGTTCGAAGTCACCAGTAATTAAATCTATAATAAACAGTAGCGGCGCAGCTATTAAAGACTTAATGATTTCCCAAGCATTTACTATTATGTTTTTAACCTCAGCAAATATACTTGTTATTGCTTTCACTATATTAGAGAACACGGCTGAAAAGCTACTTACAAATGGACCAATATATTTTAGTATAAAATCAAAACCAGATTTGATTTTACTTGTAATTGTTTTCCATGCAGTAGATATAGTATTTTTAAACCCTTCCCATTTTTCACCAGCACTTGAAACTAAATCATCAATAACTGATATGACACCTTCTTTTAAACTATTCCACATCTCTGAAGCAGAGTTTGCAATACTTGACCATAAATTTGAAAAGAACTCTTTTGTTTCAGTCCATTTATTCTTGATCCAATCTGCCGCTTTCCCAGGAGCTTCTTGAATTGTAGTCCAAACATTGTCTGCGCCTTCTTTAATGGACTTCCATAAATTGTTAAACCATTCTCCTGTAGATTTCCATGCATTCTGAATCCATTCTACTGCCGAGCTTACAGCAGACTTGATTCCCTCCCATAAGCCAATCCAAAAGTTTCTAAAATCTTCACTCGTATTCCAAAGATAGATGAAACCTACAACAAGTAGTGCTACCGCAGCTATAACCAGAAAAACCGGATTTGTAAGAAGACCCATTGCTTTACTTAATCCACTAAACAATTTTGAACTTTCACTTAAAGCTTTAAAAGCTACTTTCACCCTATTGATCCATATAATTACTGAACCAATCATAAAAATTAACGGTCCTATAGCAGCAACTATGAGTCCTATAGCAACTATCAACTTTTGAGTTGATTCTGGAGCACTCACAAATTTCTCTACTAAGCCAGAAATAGCATCTGCTACTTTTCTGATGGATGGTGCTAGAATCTTTTGAATTACAATAGCTGCTGACTCAAAAGCTCCAAACATTTGCTCGATGGAAGAATTCATATTATCCTGCATGGTTCGAGCCATATTATCAGCTGCACCATCAGAATCTTTCAGAGATTTTGTTAATTTGCCCAATGAATCAGGTCCTTTATCAATCAAAGCCATCATCCCTGATAATGATTCTTGCCCATATAGTGTTACTAAAGCATTTTGTTGTTGTTCAGGCGTCAGGCCTTCAAAAGCTTTTTTAAGTAACTCTACTTGAGTTTTTAAAGGTTTCATTTTACCGTCAGCATCATAAAACGAAACACCTAAATTATCCATTGTATCTTGCATAGCCTTTGTTGGCCTTGCTAACCTAGACAATGCTCCTCGCAACGTTGTACCTGCTTGAGAACCCTTAATGCCTGCGTCACTCATAATACCAATAGCTGCTGCAGTTTCTTCCAAAGAAATACCCATTGAATTGGCTACAGGAGCAACATACTTCAATGCCTCTCCCATGTCTCCAACTTCAGCATTGGTATCCGCAGCAGCACGAGCAAATACATCAGCGACATGTCCTGCTTCACTTGCTTCTAAACCAAATCCTCTCAAAGCAGTAGCAGTATTTTCAGAAGCTAGAGCCACATCCCCTCCAGATACAGCTGCTAAGTCTAAAAGACCCGGCATTGCTTTCATGATTTCTTGCGCGTTAAATCCAGCAGAAGCTAAGTTTTCCATACCATCAGCAGATTCTTTAGCACTAAAAGCAGTCTTAGCACCCAAATCGATCGCTTGCTGTTTCATTTGTTCGAAAGCATCACCCGTCGCACCAGAGATAGCTTTTACACGACTCATTTGTGCTTCAAAATCGCCACCAACTTTACCAGCTGCTACACCTATACCTATTAGTGGCGCAGTTACGTACTTTGTCATCGAAGCACCAGTACTTCGCATCACATTACCAACAGCGGTTGTCATACTATTTGATTTCTTTTCAAAAGTTTTAACAGCATCTTGTGCATCTTTAAAAGTCTTTACAAATCCACTATCTGTGGCTTTTAATAAGGCTTCAACAGAAAATTGTTCCATGATTTTCCTCCTTTCCTCAAGAGTTAGCTTTAGTTAGTAAGCTTTGGAATTTTTTATCTTGTTTTGAAAGTTCGGAAACTCCCATGATTGAATCTTCGATTTTTTGATAATTAAAGAATTCTTCAAAGGATCGATATACAGGAACTGTCTTTTTGCCTACTTTTTTCTCCGCTTGGACTTGCTGATTTGCCCACGCTAATTCGTGAATCAACTTTTCTTTGTCAAGCCAAGATAATTGGGCTGCAGTCATACGAATGTTGTATTCATATAAAGTCATTCTTTCGATATCTGAGATATTGGTCATTCCCAAATATCGAAAAGAATTGATAAGAATTTGTTCGTATGCAAGTGCAGAATTTATTCCGCTTGTTGTTTTTCCGCTTCTTTCAATTTCTGATTCAGGTTTCGAACCGCTAACTTTCCCGCGTTCGACTCCGCCAATTCTTTTAGGACTTCATCAAACAATTTTTCGATGTCTTTAACTTCATCGATGTAATCATCCATTTCATCCAACGTAATAGTTTCTTCTTCTGTTCTATTTGCTATTTCTAAGACTCGTGACAACGTGTTGACATTATAAGAGCGTAATTCCGGTAAGACTTTTGCTGAGAGTCCCATTCCGAATTCCATATTTCCATCGATGAAAGGCATCACTTTGTCTAATTCACGTACAAATTTAGTGCCAAATTTAAACGAATATTCTTTACCTTTAATTTTTAATTTCAATGTTTTTCATCCTCCTAAAATAAAAAAGAGAGCATCTAAGCCCTCTTATGCTCCTGTCGAAGTTGCTTTCACGGTATCTTTGAATGCATATTGAACAACATCGGCTTGATCTTCTGTCAAGGTTGCATAACCATCTTGGCCAACACCATTTACTGCAAATGATAAATTTAATTCAACGTTATCCTCTGCAGCAGCCGATGGAGTAAATTCAGACACATATGCTTGGTAATAAGTAGCTTTGTACTTATTTGCATTATCATCTGTTCCCTGTTCTGCTTTGTTGATTTCCCAAATTTCAATGATATCGCCATTTAATAAGGCTTGTTTCATTTCATCTACATGAGAATCTCCTTTAGCAACTATTGAAGTAGCCGAAAAATCATATTCAACCGGGCTTAAACTTTGAACGTTTCCGTCTTTTGTCACTGTAGAGTCTGAATCTCTTGATAATCCATTTTCATGTTCTGTTTGAAATGCCATTTTCCAAGCAGCTTCCTGAGTTTCTTTTTTCAATAAGCGATAAAGCAAAATGACATCAATACCTTTTAATGCTTCCATGTTCTTCCTCCTATCTAATTCTAAATTCAAGTGTGACAACCGCTCGTTTTAGGGGCGTATTGGTTGTTGTGTCGTCCATCACTTGAATTCCACTTGCTTGATAATTTAAAGCCCAATAATAGCCTTCTGTGGCTTCTATCAATCTAGCTTCATTAAAAAGAGCAGATGCCATATTTGACACCTGCTTTCGTTTCTTCTGTAATCCCCAGACGGATAAAACTACAATCACAGTACCTTTAATATCAGTTTTATTCGCTTCGTGAATCGTTTGAGTGTTCTCAAATTCCACAAAAGGATAACCAACATTATCTAAAGGCTTGTAATCATATGTTTTGTATCCTAGTTTTTCTTGGGATATTTTAAAAAGTTCATCAAAAATTGATTGATCTCTTGTCTTAATCATCATTTCACCAAGGCTTTCATTTCAGCCATAAATTTGACTTTTTGGTAATTAAACGCTGGTCTAACATAAGGCTGTGCCGACATAAATCGAGTGCCATATTCTACATAAGGTGCATAATCTGCTGTCGATCCTGCAATCCCAGTTAAGCCAGCTTCTGACAAGGTCATGTTGATTGATCTTCGTAAATAACCCGTATCCACTGGCGCACCTTTTTGCATTCGTTCAGTCATTTCAGCAGTATTGCTTTTCACGACTTTTTGAACGTCATTAAGCGTTACTGCTTTTTTCAGATGTTGCATCAGCTGATCGATTCCTTTATATTCAAGTTGTGCCTTCATCAAGAACCACCTCTTGCACAATTAAACTATTTCTATATGCTGGATTTCTAGCTGTTGTTTGTTGCCAAATCTTTCCTTCAATCTCGATATAGTCAAATGTAGGGATAGAAAAAAGAGGCTGCGTCCTAATGACCTTCGCCCCTTCTTCCACACTACCAAAAATAGTCACACTTCTATCAGTGCCAATATCTGTCACGTTTGCCTCTGTTCTTGTTCTTTCTGGTTTGCCTTCAACCCACTCACCGAGATCTGGATCATATTTAGAGTCAGATGAACGTTTAACAAATATAATTTCATCTGTAAATCTCATATAAATTTAAACCTCCCTCGCTTTGGCTTGTACAACTCTTCCTGATCTTTACGCTTAAATTCGTCAATCTCATTTTGATACTCTGAAAAATCCGAATCAGGAAAAGCCATAGATAAACCTTCTTGAGAATATGACTGCATACCTTCTTGACCAATTCTATTGAATCTTTTCAACGATACTTCATATACAACTGTTTCAAATTCTTTAGGAACTTCTTGCGTATTTAACAAGGTTTTCATACGCTCATTCGTTCTTCGCTCAATAACTTCAAGCTTTTCATCTAGTGTTCCTTTAAGAAGTTTTTTAATATCCTCTGCAATCGTCATATTTTTACTTCCTAACTAGCAGGTTGACCTGTCACATTGATTGAAGTAGTGAATTCTCCAGAAGTAAATGTGAATGTTGCTGATCCTTCTGCTGCAATCGTTCCATCAAAACCACCATTTTCATTTTTGGTCACTGTTGCGATAGCTCCATCACTTGAAGTTGCTGTAGTAGCTGCAACAACAGTAGCTGCATCGCTAGCATCTGCAGGCACAGCTGAAATAGTAAATGTTTTAGTATCGCCTACTTTACCGGTCCATGTCTTTTGATTTGGCACAATACCGGTAGCAGGCGTTACGCTTTTGGGGAAATCTTCCCAAATGCTTCATCTTTTACAATCATAAATCCAACATCCATTGTTGCACGCAAAGCAATCAGTTCTTGCTCAAACAAGTTAACTGGGGTTCCATCTTCATTAGTTAAAGTAGACAATTGGGCTTCTTCAGAAATCTTAAATGAAATATTATATGGGATCCCATAAAACATGTAGTTGAAGTCTCCAGCGTAAAGAGTTCCTTTATCTAAAGACTTAAGGTCTACTACTGGTAATCCGTCAATTGTATTAGCAGAGCGATCATAAATAAACTCAACATTTGACCCTACTGTTTGAGCTGCAGAACGTAATTCTGTACGATTTTTTCGGTTTGAAATAAACGCATTAGGTTCAAATTCATTTTCTGCTAATTTGTCTTCTAAGGCTAGGATATTATCATAAGTCAATCCGCCTTCAACCACATTCCCCGCACTAATAACTGATCCGTCTAGTGACTGAGGAAATGGGTTTTCTTTATTTAATAAGGCAGCTGCATCAAATTTTTTATAGAAAGCTTCAGCAATTTTTGGCTGCATCTCCTCAAAGAAATCTGATAATTTATAATTTAAATATTCACGAGAAACCGGAAGAATGACACCGAGTTTTTTTGCAGTCATCGTAGCTTGCATCCATTTAGGTTTAGACGTTTTAATTTTTTCACCTTCACCCACCCAGTATGCGCCTGGTCCTTCTGCAAAGTATTCAAATTTCTTTTCTTTGTCAGTCATTTCTTCGTATTTTGCTAACTGCATGATCTTAGAATTTTCCATAACTTCACTCAAAATGAGCGTATTATATTTATCAGGAATTTTTCCCTCTTTCGTTTCATATACCAAGACATTATCTGGGTCCCATGTTTGAGCAAACATTTGCAAGTTCATTGGTAAAAGTTGTTTCTTTTTCATTAAGTTTTCCTCCTATTTGATAATTCGATTTTTAGCAGCTAGTTTAGCCACTGTTTCTTTAGTATTTTTCGATGCTGTAAATTGTCCACCTTCATTTGGTGGTGTTTGTCTTGCGTTTTCTCTCTTAATCAAAGAAGCAAAGTTAGTGATGACTGCTACAGCTTGTTTTGTGGCATCTGCATCATCAGAAACAATCAGACCAAGTAAATCATCATCGTGTGGTAAATTTGCATCTGTCAGCATTTTAGAAGCTTCTTTCGTCATTTCAGATAGTGCCTGTCCACGCTTTAATTCAGCGATTTCAGCTTCTTTTTGTTCCAACTCATGCTGTAGTTTTTCTTCCGCATTCATTTTTGCCAGCTTTTTAGCTTCTTCTTTTTTTGCTTCTAGTTCTTTTTCCCACGCTGCTTTTGCTTTATTCGTCTCAGCAGCGATCATTTTCGCTACTTCATCACGAGAAAATGTTTTGCCAGTATTGTTTTCTTCTTTTGCTTCGGTCGGTGTCTCTTGTGAGCCAGCTGGTAGGTTTCCTTGTTGTCCCTCATCACCAGATCCACCATCTCCTGGTTCAGAAAAAAATTGTAAGTTCATTGGCATAAATAAACGTTTTTTCATGATTAATCCTCCACGGTTACGCCGTTACCCGATAAATTTAACCAGTTACGCCGGTCAGACGGAACAGCTCAATATTTAATGCCCCGAGCAGTAGAGGGCAAAATAAAAAAGCCGTTACGATTTTGTAAACGGCTTTTTTATTTACAAATTAGTTGCGCGTTTTTCTTAGTTTCACTTGACGAGCATGTTCATTCATTTGCTTGAGCTTTTCATTGTCTTCCAGTGTATCGTGAACTAACTTGAGAGTGGTTTTTTGATCGATAACAAAATCCCAATTATCTTTAGCATTCCTCAGAAAAATCATGTTTTCTATCGGTTGTCTTCCCTCTGGTATAAAACCTGCTTTTTCCAACACTTCTAAAATTTCTTGTACGCTTTCTTTCATTTTGAACACTCCTTTTTTAATTATTAAAGAGAGGATTTCTCTTTATATAATTAATATAGCACTCCTCGCTTTTTTGTTTACATATTTATCTAATCTATAAAAAAATATCTAAATTACTGGCGCTGTACTGCATCGACAAAATGGATGCATGTTAGGAGCGTTACTTCCTGGCTGCATATCGGCAACATCAAAAACTTGATTATTTAACGGTATACATAGTTTGCACGCCGTTGGTTCTGCTATATAGATGTACTGGGTAATCCCTGCATCTCTGTAACTTCGTTCTTGGATCCCTACCTGAACTCTAGTCGTTTCAGTCACCATCAAACGTTGAGTGTTGAACTTAGTGTTTTCTCGTCCTTCAGCTGTTAAATATTCTGCCAATTTAGATGCAAGTTGCTTGGGATTTTTCCCCATCGTTATACTTCTGACTAACAACCTATCTAATTCTGATTTCAATTCAGATTGATACATCCATAAGCGATCACTAAAAGACACGTCATCACTCAAAAAGGAGCTGTTTATTACTAGTTCTATCAGCTTTGCATATCCACTTGAAGCAATAGTCATTTCTAAAATACCGGCTTGTCTCTTCAATTCAGCTAAACCAGCTTTTGTTAATTCATTCGAAAAGTACTTATCCAATTCATTAAACAGTGAAATCAATTCAAGCCCGATATTAGCTTTTAAGAGCTCTAATCTATTTACACGCATCGTAAGATTGTATAGCTTTAATTCTTGGTTTGCTGTAGGAGAAAAATCTTTCTCTTTGACATACTTCTTTGCTTTGCGAGCGAATGCTTTGACATCCATTTCACTAGCACGCTTCATCGCTTCGCTACGAGTGATTTTCTGGCCATTGGAGAAACTGTCCCACTGCGCGTCTATTTCTTTTTGTATCGCATCTTGTGCGTATTGCATGCGACTTTTAATTTCTGCCATGCGCTTTTTATCATCTTTAATTTGTTGCTTTTGCCATTCCTTTTCCCGTTTGATCCAATATTCTTGGGAGTTCATTTAATCACCCCCCTGTTTCATCTTTTTTGTTGTTAATTACTTCTTCACCATCTGAATCAAAAATGCCAATCTGCTTTTGCGTTTCTTTATTTACTCGTTTCAACTCTGCCTGTACATCTGGAACAAAAGAAGCGAGTCCTAAGATCGTCTCTTGACTGAGTTCAGCTCCAGCATCAACCAAAGATTTCAACTCTTCCAGAATGGCTTTAGGTAGATTAGGCGTAAATATTACACGTAAGCCTTTCAAATCGGAGTTATCCATTTCAGAAATACTTGATTTTAGGCTAAATAAAAGACGATAACGCCGCATAAGACCTTTTTTGAATAGCCTTTGCTTTGTTGCCGTCATTTGTTCAAATCCAAATAATTTATATTTCATTGCTTCTCCTGATTGCACTCCGGAAAAATTGTCATCAGTAAGATCAGGAACCATTGAGATTTCGTGGATATCCTTGCGCACTCTGTCTTTGTATGCTTCTACACCGTTCACATCATATTGTTTGTAAATATATCCTGCAGTCACACTTGTTTTATTACCGTTCACATCAGTTCCAGACTCAAGCAAAAGCATATTCGCTTCTTTCTGCTTGATGGCGTCCTCTGTGGATAGTCCTGCTGCTTCAATATCACCACTAATAACTAGAAGAGCATCGTTTAGATCAGTCATATAGTTGGCGGTATCAGACTGACCTGCATCGTATAGATCAATCAAAGATAGTACATCTTCATACAAGCCCATCCGAAAACGATTAGGAGAATACTCTGTAATAGGTACCTCTTTATATTCATGCGGTTCATCCTGGGGATTTTTTAACTCAATTGCTGTTAGTGTCGTCTCATCATAAGTGATACTTTTTTCTTTTGTGTATACGATTGGTTGAATGTACTGTTTATCAGCATCCTTGTTGAATCTTGTCTTAGGATACCGTACAGCCAAAATAGGCTCTCGTTTTACTGTAGTATCATATACAACAAACGTTTCAAATACATTAGCCAAATCAACATAATCTGTATCATCTGAATCTCGATAGATAATCTCATAGGCTCTCCCATACTTATCCATATCAAGCCAGAGTTCAGCATTTAACCCATCTATGTCATTATTAGTATTAAACTCTTCGATTTCTTTTTGTTGATTTGTGTCCTCGATTTGCACTTTTATAGGATTGCCTGTGTTGTACCCAACATCAAACGTACAAAGAACTTTTCCAAAGTTATGTGCTGATCGATGATCCGCTTTTTCCTTTTCTCTACGTCTACGGTTATCCATGATATTTGTATTTCTAGCTTTGTAATAATCATCTAATACACTTAGCCTTTTTACCTGATATTCATGATGATGTTTTATCATTGCTGCTAAAGTATCTAAATCGTTAAGTAAATCTTCTGCTGAGCTAAACCTATAGTGAAGATTGGAATCTACGCTAAACTTTACATAATTTGTGTTCACGTCGTTAGAATAATGTATATCAGATCCATGTTCAAACTCGTTTACCTTATTCATTTCTCACACTCCTTAAAACATGCGCTTAACACGTTTAATCTTTTCGTTGACATTAACTTTTGGTTTCTTAAGAAGCTCATGAGTATATATCGCATATCGAACGGAGTCTAGCACATCATCATATTCTTTTATTGGCTCGCCTTTTTTCTTGTCCCAAATGTATTGATAAATTTCATCCCGAAATTTCATCACTCTATCTTGACAGATAAACAATTTATCTTGTTTAAATCTCTTGGCGACTTCCTCAACTCCAGATAACCGTGCTTTATGAGCATTTTTAGCATTAATCTTTTCTCTTACAAATCTAGCCACATGCTCCGGTCTCGCAGAGTCACAATAAAAAGGCACTCGTAAGCCGTAACGCTCTTGAATGCCTTTTGCTACATCTACCCAATAATCAATCTCTTCAAATTGAGTAGCATGTTCTTCGATTAAATAAGCTGTTCCGTCATCCGTTTCACCTATAACTACGATTGAACCCCAGTGTTCATATCCCCAGTCAACACCACAATAAAAGTTGCTCAAAGGTGGTAAGTCTTTTGACTGGATGTAGTGCTTGCTAGCATCAAAATCACGATAAACGACACCTTCTGCAGAAACCCATAAACCTTTGATATCACGATCATAAAACATGCCGCTTGGTGTTGATTCTTTAATATTATTTCTATAGCGTTCAGATAAAAAAGTATTATCATCCAATTCAAAGTGGAACGATTGAATGTTTTTACTTGAATTGTCGATATACTCTTTCTTTAGCCAGTGTTCCGGGTTGTCAGGGTTTGTATCAGCTAGTATTCTCGCTCCTGTTCCTGAACAACGTGAAACGATTTCAGCAAATACTTCTTGTCTAGCTAGTGATGCCTCATTGATATAAGCGCCATATGCTGTCATACCACGAATTGCACCAACACCGCCAATGTTTCCTGTATAAGCTTGTACGACCTTAACGCCAAATAACTTAAAGTTTCCATGTTTATCGAATTTAGGTTCTATGCTGTACATGTTGTATAGTTCCTGTAAGATGTTCTTTTGGATTGTTGCACTTGAAACCCCTGCTAGGATATACATTGGTTCCTTAATGTCTTCTTCATCGGCAATCTTTCGCACACGTCGCAATTCAAACAAGAACAAATCATTGTTTATTTTTGTTTTCCCAGAACGTTTTGCTCCATGTAATAAAGTAATGAACCAATCATTCTTAATGGTTTTATTTAACACGTCGATTTGCTTTGGGTTATAAATCTCAACTAGTGCCATCTAATTCACCACTAATCTTTTCTAACAACTCATCAAGTTTTTCTTCGGTAGATTTTTCAGAATCATTGCGTAACAAATCAGCTTTTAGTTTCAGCATATCAATTTCAACTTCAAGCTTATTCGCTTGGTTGTTGTATACTTTGTTTCTTGATTCCTCTGTAGCTAATGCATTAAGCTGCTTGATTGCCTTCGTTAATTGGTTGCTGATTCTAGTAAGCGCATCTTCAATAGACAAAATGTCATCTATTTTTCGATAAGTCTTTCTTGAGACCTGTACGTCTTGCATAACATCACGCTTGATTTCTAGCTTTTTACCATCCTTTTCGATTGGCGTTTTAATCTTTCGCATTTGTTGCAGGCGATCAACCTCTTCATCGTTTAAACCTGACTCGGCTTCTTTTATCCGTTTCATCATTCGTAACTGGCGTATCTTTAACAACCGTATTTCCTCAGACAAAACAAAAGAAGGATCATCATCCAAACTTGAATAGATGTCCTTTTCGTCATCGCTTAACGTGTCAAAGAATATTGTTTCATATTCGCCTGTTTTCAAAGCATTCTTGTTTCTCTTAGGTGGTGATGCTCTGCTGTTTCCTTTGTTACCTTTAGCATTTTGATTACCAATAGGAGCGCCACCTTGATTAGTAACGTTACTTTTGCCATTGGTAACGTTACTTTTCAATTCAGCGCTCCATTTGTCTTGCGATTTCCATTTTCTAATTTGAGAATCTGAAACATTTAATTCAGATGCAATTTCTTTTAACTGCTTTTCTCCGTTAGATTCTAACCAAATTTTCTTGGCTTCATCACGCCTTGGATCTCGTTTTCTTGCCATTCAATACACACCACCTCACAATCTATTTAGGTTGAGTTTTGTTTTTCTATTCGCCTTTTTTCGCTCTGTCCCATTCAGTTTTTAGATATTCACGAAAAATATTACGTATACTAGTAATTGAATTATCAATCAAACCTCTCATTTCACTAGCGTAAGTTTTATCAGTTTTTGGCAAATGCAAATTGTAGAAACCTGGTCTCGCTTCTCTTGCCTCTATATCTTTTATAATATCTACAGAATCTGATAACTCTTTCTCAATAGCCTTATGCTCGTCTTTTTTGCTGAAATGAAGTAATATTTTTTCTGCAGTTAAAATGGATTCTTGTATACAAATCATTAATTCCTCTTCTTTTTTTAATTGTTTTATTTTTAACTCCTTTTGTCTATTAATATAAGTTGGTTCTTGATTCATTTTCTTCTCTAAACCACTTAATTCCTCTTCAATATCTTGCATTCTGCTAACCAATATTTTAATATCGAACAGATAAGATAAATATTTACTAACTAAGTTTCGTACCTCGGTTATCCATTCTATTCTTGCTTTTGCTTTTAAATTAGCATCTATTTGTTGCTGAGCAATTTCTTTTTGAATTTTACTATTTTTACTTGAACTTCTATAAGCTAAACATGCAGCTATAAAACTAGCTAAAGTTGCTAAACTTGACCACATAAAATTACCATTATGATCAAATAAGATATTTAAAACCATCTTATGTCCTCCAATATTTTTAGTTTAATTATCCTCTAACTATCGATATCTTTCAACATAAGATCAGCTTCAATCAATATCTTTAAATCGGATTATAGTCAGCAGGTTTCAAATCTGCCAACTTCATTATTTCAATCTGCATTTTAATCCCTCAAATTCTTGTTGATGTTATTTTGAATATTTGGTTCGTCAAAGAAACCTTGACCGCAATAAATAAGTTTGCATTTATCAATTTCTTTTGGCGTAGCTTCTCTGGTCATTTCAATAATGGAGTATTTCTTTTTGATTTGTACTGACTGGACGACTCTTACTAGATCATTTTCATTCGGCTGTGGATACCTATTAGACAGTGATACGTACCAGTAGTTTCTCATCATGCAGTCTCCTTTGTGTTAAATAAAAAGACCACTCATTGAGTGATCTAATATGTAAAAACTACACCTCAGAGAAGCTCGTGAGGTATAGCTCTAGCATGCTATATAATTGAGATTGCCTATTCATCTTGTAGTAGCCATAGAATAGTATATGGGTCTGATTGCCTCCACTACTACTCAATCTCAATGCGGTTTTACTTTCGGGATCTTGTACCGCAAACCCAAAGTCGCTGGAGTGGGATTGCACCACTCATGCACTAGTCCGCTCTAGTTTTGTACAAGGTCCCAGTAGTCCGCCGTACACAACCTACCTTCACCTTTGCGTCTCTCTACTTCCGCCACAGCGACACTATAAAATTATTCTTGGCTGCTACTATTTTTTATTTTGCCCATTTTTAAATCCAATCATATAGACATTAAGACAGAGCGCAAAAATTGAAATTATTAATGGAATCATTTCTCTTCACTTACCTTTAGTTATCGTGTGAATAATTAAAAAAAACAATAGACAGCAACGGATGATAGATAATAAGAACAATTTAGAAGGAGTTGAAATTCACATCCTTATTCTTAATATTTCCGCTGCTGTCTATCGAAACTTAATTGTGAAACAATAATAAAACGATGTTCCTTTTATTATTATTTTGTCTCAGACCTATCACTAATCTTTCGACACTATCATAATACAACATTGAATAGGTAAGTGATTGGTATAAAAAAGGTATAAAATGGAAACCAAATGGGTAATAAAAGGGTATAAAAAATGTAAAAACTGGCTACTTGAAAGCAACCAGTTCTAACGATGAAGCAAATTGAATGATAATCTTGTTTGATTCTAGCTTGACAGATTCTTCACTCGTGTTATTTCTTTGAGCAGTTACATAAATGGGCAGACCATTGATATAACGATCATAGAATATCTTCTTGCGCCTTTCAGTCACATCAGGCTTATGCGGATGCTGTATCGCTGAATAGCCTCGAACAAACAATTTATGCAGATACTCAAATTCTTCTTGTGCTTCTTCTTTATCGATCAGCATTCTTTCTGCTTCAAATATATGATCAGCTGTAGAAGGTGGAACCAAGGAATAAGATGCTGTCACTTTTGGTTCTCGAGGTTGACCTATCCTACATCTAGCTGACAGATATGCTGAAAGAAAAACACCAACATTATGTTTTGTGCGATCCATATCCACATCTTTTGCCTCTGGTGTCTCATACTTCTTTACATCGAAAAGTACCATCCATTGATTCCTCCATTTATGATATAATAATTGTGTCAGAATTATTAATTAAGGTCGGAGGAATCCGGCTTTTTTTATACCCATGCTTATGCTAAGCTTTTCAAGTAGCGAGGTTGCACTCGTTACCCATATACATGTTGAGCTATCTGGCGGAAAACAGATGGCTCACTATTTCAATATTCTGCTAAGGACAGCCAGTGGTCGGCTGTCTTTTTTATATTTTAATGAGAAGCCTTACTTATTTTTTTATCTTTATTACGAAAAATGATATTATCTATTGATAATAAAGCGTATAGGAGATGGTTGAGTGACTATGTGGAGCATGCTGTTATTTTGGATTCCCGTTTGTATTGGTATCGTCGCATTTTGTTACTTTGTCAAACACTCTAGAACAAATAAGCTCCTCATGTTATCTTTTTTACCTATAGTATTTTTTATTGTACAAATTGTTAAATATACCTATATTGAATCGCAAGAAATATTCATTTTTTATGTGGTAGGTTTATTTATCTCTGTGGTCTTTTTCATAATGATACTTTCCTATTTTTATAAAAAATAAATTTTTCTCTTAGAAGTACATTTTTTCGCTGTTTATATAGCCTTCATATCCACTAATCGAACAACTGCAATATTCGCTTTGCTCTTCGCTAGCTCTTTGTCACAGTCCATCGTATTCTCAATACGAATAACTGCTGAATGATTGTACACACGTTCTACATACCCTCTAATTGGATGAATGAACTCTTCCACTATACAACGAACCATATCGCCGACTTTAATTTCTGATTCCTCTTGCTTTATAGGATTCTTAGTTGGTAGATCCATCATCAAACCACCAATTCCATAAGCATCAGTGTAAAATCCGTCTTTTAGTTTCATCTTTCTACCCCCTCGTGATCGACAGTGACCAGTTCATATACTTGCGTTAATCCACCAAGTCGTCGTGAAACCTGGTTAACTTCTTCGAGGTTATCAAACCATCTCGCGTTTTGAAGAAAATCTACAAGGGATAATGTGTTAGCCCCTATAGAACGTTCATCACTTCTGTAAAATTGATTCCCAAACTTTACTACATAAATCTTCATTCTTTTTCCTCCTTAGCAAACTCGCCTAAAATCTTGTATAGCGCTTTATATTCTCGTTGACTTAAGTATATTTCAACAAACATATCTGGATCAGTGTTTGAGTATATGTGTACACCCATGTTGCATGCTAGTGTGTCAAATACTTCAATATATGCTTCTTCTGTTTTTATTGTCTTTTTCATCCCGCTTCCTCCTGTTCTAATCCCCATTGAGCGAATGCTGCTAGGGCTTCGAATTGCTCTTTGTCTGTTAATTCCATCAAAGGATCCCTTAATTCATCTAAATGCCCCCATGCTGCATTATTCATCATCCAAAATACAACTTGCATTGGCTTTCCTGTTGGCGCAGTTAGTTTCAACCACTCCAACACGATTTTCTGGTTGTCGTTGAGCGCTTGTCCATGAGTGAGAACTTTACCCGATTCCCAATCTCCTGTTTTTCTAGCATATTCATATTGTTCTGCTGTTAAGTAATCGCTCATCCTTCTGCCACCTCTTCCACTGTCCCACCGATTGTCTGAGCAGTACGCTCGGCATCTGATTTCGAATCAAATATCTTAATTTCTTTATTACAGTCAGGCATAATCAACGCGCCTCTTCCTTGATACTCAACGAAATATCCCTCGCCTATTTTTACATAATACAACGGTTCTTTCTCGACCTCGTAGCCGTCTTTCATGCGGATGAGGGTTTCGATTGGATTGTTTTCAGCATTATCAAGCCAATTTTCAAAATCTGTCTCGTGTGGGTATCTTTTACCGTCCAATTCTCTGATTTTCGTAAAAATCGCTAAATCTAATGCATGTTTGTTATCCTCAAACCAATCCGCCACAACCTTCGGTACAACTGGTTTCTGCGGTTCGTCTATTTTTTTCATTAACGTAATACCTGCATTCATACTCTCGTTATAGCAAGCAGCTATTGCATCATTTCCTATCGCTTTAATACTTTCTATTTTTTTGATTGTTTCCTGTTTATTCATCGCTGTCCTCCAATAACTCGCTATTCTCGTATATATTTCCGATGACTTCATACGTGTATTTTTCAAACAGCTCTGTGTTAAAAATTTGATACTCTAAGTCTTCATCAACAGTGGCACAAACTAATCCGGAATAATCTATTGAATTTTTGACAATACAAACTTTATTATCTAAGTAATCGAAGCCATTTCGCACGCTGACTAATACTATATCCCCTTCAAATATCTCCACACCATTCTTATCTTTCACTCCTGTGGATTGCATGAGTTCAACTTCGTCAAAGTTTTTAGTATAATCCGAGTTGAACCAAGTGACAGATTTTTGATCAATCACTAGCTTTTTTTCTTTGAAAGATATTGATTCTATCTCTTGTATAGTTTCTGTTTTTTTATCCCAAGCTCGAAACTTCGGTATCATTTGCTGTCCTCCTGATTAATATATTTCCTCAAACTACGTATCCCTTTACCACGTTTTTTTGTTTTGCGCTCAATCCACGTTCCTGTAGTTCCCCAGTAGTCAATAATTCCATTATGGGTATTAATTGCAAATTGATGATTGTTTGAATAATGAGTAAATTCAAATCCCAAGGCTTCAATATTTTTAGTTGCTGAATTGCCCATCTTTCTGACATGTTGTTTTCTACGTTCTTTTAGATGCGGTTTAATATCTTTCCAGTATTCGCCCATATCGCCCATTACTTTTTCTCCACTTTCAAATTTACTTTTCCAAACTTCACTAAGTTTTCTAAATATCTAAGTTGCTGAGCAACATATGCTTCTTCTTTGCAGCATTCCAAGCGATGATTGACATCGCTTAGAACGGGTAAAGGGAAATCATATTTGCTTAACAATTCATTGATTTTATCCATCGTTTTCACTAGTCACTACTTGGCTCATTAATTTTAATAGTTCTTGTTCCTCGTCAGTCAATCCTCCATTTTTAGGACGTAAGACCTCCTGAGCATAATAGTAGTTGCCTGCTTTATCATGTTCACCAGCAATTCCTGTTGCATATTTGTTATACAAAGGTGTCTTACAACTTGGACATTTTGTAAATACGTTGCCATATTTAGTTGTTGTTCTGCTTTCATGAGTACATACAGGGCATGTGATTTCTACTTGGACCCACTTTGGAATATCTTTTTCTACAGATTTTGTTTTTACTTCTTTGTTGGTATTGGATGTTTTGCTATCTTCTTTGATAAATAAAGCTTCAAAATTCCCAGTAGCCAATTGGTGTGCCGCAATTATTTCTTGTGTGTCTAATTCTCGCTCTGACTTAATTGTTACTGTGATTTCTTTTCCCTGAATGACTGTTCTCATTATTTCTCCTCCTCAATCTCACATGCCTGCTCAAACTGTCTAGTGATGTTTTCTAACGCTTTTTTGTACTCGATAATACTTTTTATCGTTCTTTCTTCACTTAACACGTAATCGCGTTGTATCGCCTTCAAACACGATGAGACAGTTTGAAAGTATCCGATATCTGCTCGTGATTCTTCTTTTGCTTCGGTGTAGCGGATGTTTCCTTCCTCATCTCGTCTTACCTTCGATAAGACAATATTTCTAGAATCACTGGTAATTCGATAATCTTCGATTTTCATGTCTAGCATTTTTTCTCCTCCACATACCTAAACTGTCGTCCTTTTGAATCAATCCATAAGCTACTAGCTCTATCCCAGATGGTGTTTTTGCTCAGACCAGTAATTTCAGATAACTGTTCAGCAGTACCTGTTACTAGAATTCGATCACCATGCCAGATTGCAATTTTTCTCGGCGTTTTCCGTTTAGGCTTTTCAGTCCACATTGATTTACCGATCTTTTGGACTTCTGCAACTATTTCTTTGTCTTCTTGCCAATTCTCAGAATGTGTCAGTTCGATGATTCGTTTCATTGCTGCTTTCTTATCCATCCTGAAGTTCTCCTTTCAATAATTTGAGTACTTGATCAAGTGCGCTCTCACGTCCGCCATGAAACGTGTTGAGCCACTTGTCTTCGTACGACACACTTTGTCTTAAAGCTTCTTGATGCATTAATTCGATCTGTGCTGTAAATGTCTTTAGGTCCATCTTGTTTACACCTGCTCAAGTTCATTAAGATGTTTTTGCAAGCCTTTAACACAATCAACAAATAGTAATTTGGTATATGCTAAATTTCTTAATTGTGTTGTATCGATATAGAGTGCGAAATAGTATCTGAGCTTACTACAACTCGAACGATCATTCTTAATTCCTTCGATTCCAGCTTCTTCGAGTTGATCATATACGTCTCTCAGGATTTCTATTTCCTCACCAGTTTTATACTTTGCTATTTCATTAATTAGTTCTAGATAATCGATTTTCAATTTTCCACCTCTTAGAATGGTGCTTTTGATTGTCTATTAGCTCGTTCTAGCGCTTTTTTCTTAAGATAGGCTTCTTGGTCGATTGCCCATTCTGGAAGCTTCTCTCGTCGTCCTGTGCGCTTGTATGCACCACTTGCATTCTTAGGCTCACTTTTTTCTTTCCTTGCCCAACTTCGAATAGTTGCCAAATAGTTTTTATAAGTCTTACCAGATGATTCACAATACTCTGACAGTCGTTCGATTCGCTCTTGGTAATCATTAGGGAATTCTGTTTTGAGTTTCTCCATTTGGTCTTCTGACAAAAGCACATTTTTATACTCTCCGTATTTATGACGGATAGGCTTAGCCTTCGATTTTTTCGAAGGCGGTAACTCTCTTATATATTCTTTTGTATTATTAAATGTATTATTAAAAGATGTATTATTATCTTTGACTTTTTCGTCAATAGGGGTATTGCGTTTTTCGTCAATAGGGTATTGATTAATTCGTAGGTACCTATTGATTATTTGATTGGTACCCTCTTTGTAAATGATTTCCCGATTCAAGTATCCAAACTTAATCAAATCACTTACCCATCGCGATATGGTCTCTTTATTCACACCATATAAATCTGCAAAGTACTCATTGCCTGCCCAACAAAAGCCTCTTTCATTACACAAGGCAGTTATCTCTCCGTATAACAACTTAGTATTTGGTTTAAGTCTTTTGTCGTACCTTACGTTGGCTGGTATAATCGCATAATAACTTCGATGTTCTGTCATTTTTACCCTCCAATATTTAACTTTTTGATTGTTTCCTGGTTTAATTTGATCCCTTTGATTTGATATTTATTTTTGAAATTGATCACACCTATTTTGTGTTTCTCTGTGTGATGGATTCTGCAGAGTGCTGCAAATGTGTACTCTGAATGATCAACTTCTTTGCGCTTTCGTCTTCCTAGCGCTTTGTCAAAGTGATCGATGTCAGCTCCTGTTTTGCCACAGATGCAGCAGACTCTTTTTGTGATGCATTTGTAGAAGTAATACTCTTGATTAGCTGGTAAAATCTCATAACCTTCTTTGAAAGGAATATGATGTTCAAAGATAAAATCTAGGATGATATTCGCTAAGATATTGGCATCACTCACGGTTGTGCTCGATTCGTCTTTGAGGCTTATTTTGCGCCCTGTGACACCTTCGAAACGGAAGTAGAAGAATTCCTTCCAGAAGTCCGTTGGCATGCCTGTATCGATGAAAATATCGCCTATGAGTGCATAGATGAAGTTTCTTTGCTGTACTGTGAAACGTCTAGGATCAATAAAACGAATTTCAATAACTCGATCACCATCGTAGCCGTCATACATCGTCTTTAGTCGATCAATGTTCACTTCCTCATTGATGGTTGCGCCTATGTCTTTCCCTTTGAACTTTTTCAGAACCGCTGAATATGAATCGATTAATGGTTTAAACACTCATATCACTTCTCTTTTGTTTCTTCTCTGTACTGATCTTCAAGCCAATTAACGCCTCGTTTTAGAATGCCCAAGTCTCTCTTGGTCCATTTACTGTCATCAGCGGTTATAGAAGCCGCATCAGTCAATGCAACAATTGCTTCATCAATCGATTTTTCGTATTTGTTAGCAACCAGTTGTAAAGCATCTAAGAATAGCTTTTTGCTTCTTTGAGTAGCTGGTTCAAGCATCGAAACATCTTCTGGCATATCTTCGCCAGCAAATATATATAGCCCTAGCCCAAACATTGCTAGATTTTTTACAAGACAGCGCATGATCGTTTTGTTGATATCAAACATAGTTGCTGCTTCAACTCGCTTTTCAATTTTTCCAACAATCTCTTTTTTCTTCGTTTCGTTATTCCACTGATAATCATTGACTTCGTAGGTATATGGCTCATCTTTCATTGCCTTGTTTGCACCATCCATGACTGGTAACCACATGTCACGCTTTACTCCGTTGACTGTGATACTGGTAAAAACCATATAGCCTGTTTTTTCATCAAAGAGGTATGGACGATGCGTTTCTGGATCACGATAGATTTCGTAGTCTACTTCTTCGCAGATTTTGCTGACTTCTGCCCAAGCCCATGCCCACGAAAGATAAGTGAGGTTATTTCGTTTTTCAGTAACACCTTTAACATTTATTTTGTATAAGCTATTAAAAAGCGTATTATCACTTCTATTTTTCAAAGGTTGTTCCTTTTCACTCATCAAATTCTGCCTCCATTTCAGCGATGTATTTTTTGCCCGGTCCGTAATAAGAGATATCAATCAAGTTATCTCTGTCATACTCTTCTAGCGCATCAATCAAGCCATCTTCGATGACATAGATATATTCAGGTTTTTTGGACTTCCTCGATAAATGGATAAGATAGACATGATCCCAAATACTCACAAAATTTCCCAAATCGTCTTGATCACATGCTAGTTCTTCATCCGTCAAAAGATTACGTCTGATTTTTCGATTGCTTGTTTCCTTGATATTCGATTTGCCCCAACTAGGATCAGTCAAATATTGATCTAGAGTGGAAAGTTCTTTTTTCATGTGGTAACATCTCCCTAGATGTATTTTCTTTGTGACTCATTGCTTTGGTCGGCTGAGTCACTTTTTTATTTGTTGCCATGCTTTTTGCTTTTCGATATGTTGTTTGCTTAAAATAATAGGACGGCTATTTGCCCACCAATTATCAGCAATCACTTTGCCGATTTTTAGCGCTTCTTCTCGTACCATAGTTGCTCCTTTCTTTTGAATCAAGCAGATTGATTAAAACCATCAATGCTGCGAACAAGCTTCCCCCGATAATACTTTGGTGCGCTACAATCACTAATAACCCCAAAATGAATCCTATAAAAAGTGTGTCTGTCTTCTTCATAATCTAATCTCCCTATTTTTTATTTCTAGCATTCTCAAATCCTCAAGTTCAGAAGCAATTAGTTCAGCTTGTCTATCTGATAGCTCATCGGCTTTTCTAAGCGCTGCACGATCATCTTGTAATTGTTTTCTACGCTGTTTAATCAGACCGAGAATTTGATGTTCTTGTTGCAATGTGTAGGACATAAAATCATTCTCCTTTGCCTTTAGAACTCAAAGTTTTCTTTTAAAAATCTTTGGAGTTCCGATCGTTCAATTCTGATGTCTAACTTGCTCCACTGCTGTGTTTTTAAGCCTAGGTTTATCCAATGTGTTAATTTGTCATCACCAATGCCTAAAATTTTTTTCACCTCTGATTTGTTTGGATACGGAGGAAGCTCCACTGACTTGTTCATTACCTTCAGTCGTTCATCAAGTGCATCTAAAACCTTTCTTACTATTTGTTCTGTCAACTCATCTGCTATCAATTCATCTGGTACTGTAATCTTCATCAAATTTTCCTCCTAATATTTTTGTTTACTTTTTACTCTGAAAATAATCAACTTGCTTCCTTCAAAACATCTGAAGGAGATAATATTTTTACACGATATTTATTTGCGTCTTTCCATTTTAAAAACCAAATAAAAGTATGGTAATGAATAAATGTGGTTGAATGTCCTGGACGAACAATTCCTTCTGAAAATTCAGGAATTGTTTCCATTTCCTTGCAGTATTCAACTAAAGTAGTTTTTGACATGCCGTGGAACTTCTCCAAGATTAAACTTTGTCGGTACCAGTCGTCTGGTTTTACTGCCTTCTCAGCAGCTTCTATCAACTCTGAAAGTGTTGGTTTTTTCACTTATTACCCCTCCTAAAAATTTATTAACAAAATATACTTGTCCTTTGCCTGTGACTTTTGGAGTTTTATTAATAGAAATATGACCATCAGAATGAGAAATTGTTGTCTCTTTTATTTCAAATAGTCCTAGATCCATCGCTTTTTGAGTTGGCATATTCCAATCAGTTCCTTTACGTTTGATTAAATATTCCTTTTCACGTAGCCAACTAAACAGTCGTTTAGAACCAATATCAACACCGTTTTGCTTTATGAGTTTTGCTAATTCACCAACTAAAATACTCGTGTGACTCGCACTAACTGAATCAGCAAATAATGCTTTGGGCTTCATTTCTTCATTTTCAAGTTGTAACGTCTCTACCTTTCTTTCGAGGATTTGCCGACTTCGCATTAAGATCATTTCTTCGCTATTCCACGCTTTTTCCACTTGAAGAAAATATTGACGCGCTTGTTTACCTTTTTCTGTTCGTTGGATCATTGAGATTTCTTTTGCCATGTCCAATTTCATTGCGTGGTCGGTAATATTCTGAATTCCTCCAGGGGTCGGACATTTTTGGGTCACCCTTACGAAATCTATATTTTCAACAAAACCATATTCTGCCATACGGCTAAACCATTTTTTGTATTCTGTTGCCACCTCCAAAAATTCATGCAGCTCTCTACCGCTTACTAACTGTTCGTTGTTCTCGTTTGTTGTTACTTTGATTAGTTCTTTCATTTTTGTTCCCCCTCCTATCGAATTTTATGATCGCGAATAACTTCCAGAATAAAGGCGTTAACAGCTGGACCTTTATCTTTTCCACTTAAAACACGCTGAATCCAAGTTCTCGATCTACCATATGCAGTGGCCAAATCGTATTCTGAAATATTATTTGCTTTCATAAATTCTTTGATGGCTTCCCGCCCATTATCGATATTACTCACTTCACACACTTCCTTTCTTTTTATTTAGAAAGAAAATTGGATAGAAAAGTATATTTTTAGTTGACTGCAAACTATACTATAGTGTAGTATATAGTCATAGTTAAATAAGCATATAACAAGCCTTTTTATCGCACTCGGTCGCCAAACTTAATGCTATAAGGTGTGTTTTTACTTTGCTTTTTTTCTATCCAATTAACTTACAAAACCAATATACACTATAGTGTTGTTTAGGTCAACGCAAAACTATACTTTTTTATTGGTTTTTTGTAAAGAAAAAAGGAGAATGCTGGTATGACAGTATTTGAGCGGATAAAATTTCTTGCAAAAAAACATTCAAAAACAATGAAACAAGTAACAATTGATTTAGGATACAGCGAAAACTATTTCTATAGTTTAAAAAGTGGAAAACAACCATCCGCTGAAAAGCTTACTGAAATTGCTGACTATTTCGATGTCTCTGTAGACTATCTTCTGGGGCGCGAAGAAAAAGAAACCCCTAAACATGTGGATTTATCAGAAAACGATACTGTATTTTCTTTTGACGGAAAAGAAATATCTAAGGAGACAATGCGTAAAGCGATTGCAATTGCTAAAGCTTTAGAAGAAAACGAATAGTTGGAGTGATGATTTGTATGTATTTGAAATTGAAAGAAATGTTGAGCGAATACAATTTGAAAGTAGTTTATATGGAAATGAAAGAGCCTGGTTTCTACTATCCAAAACCCAGAATCATTTTTTTGAATGAAAATCTATACGGTGAAACTGCAGAAGCCTTTCATTTATCTCATGAACTTGCACATTTCAGCGCCTCTCATTTTGAATTTTCAGTTTTGTACGATACTTCTACAACTTTTCACTCAAAATTTGAGACAGAAGCAGATAAAGTAGCTATTCTAATTCTATTAAATATCTATATTGAGAACGAACTGACTGATGAATCTCAGTTTAATCTCGAAAAATTTATGGAATATTATTCTATTCAGAATAAGCTCAGATACACTTGTTATGCTGTCTGCCAATGCTATTTTAAGAAAAAATATTCTTACGCAAGGCAATATGTATGAATACATCAAGAATTATTAAAGAAATCGTTTTCAGTAATACATTAAAAAAAGCTCGTGCCGCAACACGGACTATCCTGACCTCTTTTAAGATTGGGAAATCTATTATATCAAAGGAGGAAAATCTTTGAAAAAATTTTTTGTGACAATACTCAAATATCTTGCACTTATTATAGGAGTTTTATCTTGTCTAATGTCATTCATTGTTTTGCCTGTCACACTTGTTTTTTTACCCCTTGGAATTTTTTTAATTTTTATGGGTTTAAAACCAGTTGAATACCTTGATGGAACAATTGCAAAAAGAAAAAAAGAAGAAAAAGAACTGGCAGAAAAAGAGCAAAAAGAAGAACTAAATAGAATGATTAGGCAACTTGAAAAAGAGGATTTATCCAAAAGAGCAGCCTTAATTGATGGGGTCAATCTAAAATCTAATGAATTTTGTTACTATACGCCTAAACAGAGAGTCAAATGGCAAGAGCAGAAAACTAGAACGGTTCGAACTAATTATTCAGGCTTATCTTCTAATATTAGAATTGCTAAAGGCTTGAATTATAGAATGGGATCAATTAAACATAATTCGAACAAAGTAACAGAATGGAACGATGTATTTATTGGGGTACCATTTTTGACTAATAAAAGAATAATTTTTGTTAACGAGAATGGAATGAAAGTTATTAACCTTTCTAATATAGTTGGTATAAAGGCCTTCTCAGATGGAACACACCTGTATAGAGAATCCGGAAAAATTATATTACTGCGTGATTTTGACGCGACAGAGTTCAATGTGATTTTAAATAGAATATTAAATAAAGATTTTGAAGCACACTAAAAAACACGCCCCACCGTCCAGAGTAAGAGCGTGCTTTTAGAAAACAAACCTATATAGGTCTATTTGTTATGCCTATTATAGCAAATGATAGGAGATGTTAAAAGTGTGGGTTGAACAAACCAAAGATGGGCGATTCAAGTTTATTGAAAGATATGTAGATCCTTATACAGAAAAAACACGGAAAAAATCTACAACGCTTACAAGTAATTCACCACAAGCGTGGAAAAAAGCTCAGAAAATTCTAGATAAAAAAATTAAAGAAGCACTCGAAGATTACAATAAATCAGATATCACTTTTGGTGAGCTGTATAAAGAATGGTATGAATATTATAAGCAGCATGTTAAACGTACTAGCTATTTGAAGGTTCCAATGATGATGAAACATGTTTCTAAGCACATAAGCGATGATACGATCGTTAGAAACATTGATGAGACACTCATTAATAAGATAATTGAAGATATGTATACGTTTGGTGACCTCTCACTGAACTACACAAAACAAACAAAAACAACTCTATCTGTTATGCTAAACTATGCAATCGATAGAAAATACATTCAAAGAAACCCTGCGCTAGCAGTTAAAATCCATCCTAAAAAAGTGGAAGAAGAAAAAAGAAGGCTTTCTATGAATAAAAAATATCTGGAGAAAGAAGAAATTGATCAAATACTGAAACAGCTATACTCCAATCCTCGCAGAAAACTACACGGCATAATAGCTGAGTTTCTATATTTAACTGGTTTGAGATATGGGGAATTGCTAGCTTTGCAAATGAAGGACTATGAGGATGGGAAAATTTCCATTAATGGGACCTTAGATTACACATCTGTGAAAATGGATAATGCTATAAAAACAACTCCAAAAAATACTTATTCGCAACGTGAAGTGCAATTACCCAATCGTGCAAAAGAATTGATTGAAAGTGTGATAGCTGACAATATTCTTGCAGGTAGACCCACAGATCCCGATCAATATATATTTATATCTACAAGTGGCACTCCGCTTACGCTGCACTCATTTAACGCTATACTCCATAAAGTAGAGGAAGAGTTGGAATTAGAAAAAAGTCTATCCTCACATATATTCAGACATAGCCACGTTTCACTATTATCTGAATTAGGCGTACCTCTTAAAGCCATTATGGAGCGTGTAGGGCATTCTGATGCAAACACAACTCTGTCTATTTATAACCATGTAACAAAAAGAGCCAAACAACAAGTAATTGATAAACTAAATAGCCTTTGA